CCAAGACCTGACTCAATGGTTGGCAGAAAAACAATGATCACTTTCTTTGTTGACCTGCCACGATTTGACCAAGCAAGATGCGCCGAGGTCGAGGATAAAGATTTCTTTTTCCCCGATGGTCGCAAACTTGAAGCAGAAAGACTGCACCAACTGAAGGCGATATGTCACAGTTGTATTCACGAAAAGGAGTGCTTGGCTTATGCACTGAAAAAGCAGATTGATTACGGCATTTGGGGTGGTAAAACACCCGATGAAAGATACAAGGAATTGCAGAAAACCGAGGTGCATACCTTCACAGGTATCTCATTGGTAATCACGCAATTGCACGCCAAAGGTCTATCTGCTCACGAAATTGCTGCCCAACTTTATACATCCAAGAGCTATGTTGTACGAATCTTGAAAAAGTTGGCAGCAACCGAACAGGGAGCAAACCAATTACACCAACAGAAAAAAAACTCATCAAAAGGCTTGGGCTGATCGTTATGGTTAGCGTGATGACCTCATTGATGATTCAATCTATAATGGCACCACCGGCAATACCTGAGATGATCGTTTACAAAGAACGGCCACCTCTGATGCAGGTTGATGCCAAACAAGTTGCCCGTGAACTTCTCACGGTCAAAGATTTCAAGTGTTTTACCCAATTGATGGGCAAAGAAAGCGCTTGGAAAGATAAGAAAAACCCAACAAGTTCAGCCGAAGGTGTAGGCCAACTGCTTGACTCGACATACAAAAACCTTGGGATGAAACGATCAGACTCAACTGTTGCACAAACAGTTGCTGCGCTTGCCTACATCGGGCGCAAATATGGTTCAGGTGGCCCGTGTGCTGCTTGGGCATTTTGGAAAAAGCACTCTTATTACTAGGGGGAACGGAATGAGTGTAGAAATTGAAACAGGTATTGTTGACTTAGATGCCAACACTGCCGCGTGGCTTGAGCAGTACAAATCAGCTCTTGCCAAGATCAAAGAACTGAATGAGGTTGCAGATGTTGCCCGCGCACATATTGAACGTGCATTGGGTGATTGCGAACTTGGGATGTTTTTGAATCGGCCTGTGGTCAGGTGGACAAAGGTTGAGTCAAAGCGATTTGACACCAAGCGGGCGAGAGAAATCTTGCCTGCCCAAGTTATTGATGCGCTTGAAGTTGTGAGCGTGTCGCGCCGTTTTTCAATCGTTCAAGAGGATGATTGATCAATGACCTTTTCACCACTTTCAACGCCTAATCAAGAGCTTGCAGTCGAACTTGCCCGCATCATCACCGATGCGGGCAGGTTCGCACCGCGATCTCAACAGGTGTACATCGGCCCATCTGAAGTGGGTCAGGAATGTACCCGCCGGCTCGCGTACAAATTACTTGATTGGGAGCAGGTCAACGAAGGCAGTTCAGGCAATTGGGCTGCCCAAGTTGGTACTGCCATACACGCACACCTTGAGGCTATTTTCAGCAAGATGCCTGAAAGGTATGAGGTTGAAAGTAAGGTGAAGATCAGAGCCAACCTATCGGGAACGATTGACCTCTTTGACAAAGATTTGGGGCTTGTTCTCGATTGGAAAACTACCTCACCCGCCTCAGTAAAGATCAAGCGCAGTGAGGGTGCTTCGCGCCAACAGATTATTCAGGTGATGCTTTACGGTTACGGCAAGGCACAAGAGGGTGCAACCGTGAACAAGGTCGGCCTGATCTTTTTGCCTACAGGTGGGCAGATTGATGATATGTATGTTGAGTTGCACGATTACGATGAACAGATTGCATTGGATGCCCTGGCACGATTGGATTCAGTGTACGAGCTACTTTCAACAGTTGATGTTGAGAACTCACCCGCAATGTGGCAAGTCATACCCAAAGCCCCATCTCGCTTGTGTATGTACTGCCCTTACTATCAGCCTTTCAGTAAAGATTTGAGCAAAGCCTGCAACGGTGATACCGATGTGTGAGCAGGATTCTTGCCAATGCGCGTGCAAGGAAACAATGCGAGATGGTACCTTGCACCTTCTCGGTCTTAAAACAATCTCAGATTTCAACAAAGAACAAAAAGAAAACCAAACACCAACACAAACAGAAACGGGGGATGTCAAATGACATTCAGCGCACCATCACAACAGAGCGAATCGGTGAAAGTTGCCGATCTTAATGGTCAGTTGCTCATCATCGAGCCAATTGAATACAAGGTGGGAATTGAAACAGTTCACGGCCCATCAGATGCAGTTGAAGTGAACATTGTCAACTTAGACAATGGCAATTCAGTCCACAACAACGTTTTATTCTTCAATGTTGCACTCAAGAACGCACTCAAGACCAAGATCGGGCAGAAAGTGTTGGCTCGCATTGGTCAGGGAACTGCCAAGCCAGGCAAATCTGCGCCTTGGATTCTGCTTGATGCAACCGCCGATGCAACTGCCGTTGCCAAGGCAAACGCGTTTATTTCATCGGCACCGGCTCAGGCAACGCCTGTGGCAGCGCAGACAGTGGCAGATGTAAGCAACTTGCCACCTGATGTGCAAGCACTCTTGGCTCAACTCGGGGCAACCAAGCCTTAAAACTTGGTTGAAGTTGGGAGCAAGGCCATCACCTAATCCTTTCTAGGTGATGCGAGATGGCAGGTTTGCAAGTGTTGGGGAACACTTTTTGGTTCAAGTCCAAACATCTCACGCAAGACGATTGAACGGGGCGGTAATGAGTAAACAGATTTGCGATGATGGTGTAATGGCAACACAGATGACTTTCCAGTTATCGGTTAGCGGTTCAATTCCGACTTCATCGCTCCAATATGTGCAAAGTATCAAATACCGTGAAGCATACGATTTGGTGAGTACCTTTCACTACTTAGGCAAAAAGCGTTTCATTGGGCAATACTGTTTTGGACTTTTTATTGAAAACGAGCTGAAAGGGGCAGTTGTGTATTCACCTCTTTCAGTGCCTAATTCTGCGACATCGGCATTTGGCTTGCCCCGTGGGAATTATCCTGAATTTTTAGAGATGAGCCGTTTGGTTTTGAACCCATCGCTGAATGGAAAGAATCACGGTTCATACTTGATTGCCCAATCATTGAGGCAGTTAAAGAAAAGCAATATCAAAGCGGTGATCAGTTACGCTGACTCATCAAGGCACATTGGCGCGGTCTATCAGGCGGCAAACTTTACATATCACGGATTGACACCACAGAAAAATGATTTCTTTTTTGCCGATGGCAGAAAGTTATCGCGTGGCAAATCAAAAGGTTTTGAGGGCAAGTGGGTGCCGCGATCACGCAAGCACCGATACCTGTTTTTGATGGATAAAACCGTCAAATGTATTTGGCCTCAAGAGAAGTACCCAAAGGCTGAAGGGATGAAAAATGCCACTTTATGATTTCAAATGTGAGCAGTGCAGTAATACCTTTGAACTGAGTCTTTCGTGTGAGAATAAAGATTTACAGTATTGCGAAGATTGTGAAAAGCCGTTGGTGAGGATTTACACGCCGGTTGGTGCCATTTTTAAGGGAACAGGTTGGGGGAGTAAGCCGTGAAAACTGCAGTCAGTTTGTTTGCAGGCGTTGGGGGTTTTGATTTAGCTCTTGAACGCCAAGGTGTCAAAGTAGTGGCATCTGTTGAGATTGATAAAAAAGCCCAGGATGTGCTACGCCGGCACTTCCCTGATTCAACTATCTTTGGCGATATTACGGGGGTTACAGGTGAACAACTTATTCAATGCGGATTTGAGCCAAGCAACGGAATCATTACAGGCGGATTTCCCTGCCAAGACCTTTCAGTGGCTGGAAAGCGAGCAGGATTGGGTGGTTCTCGATCAGGATTATTTTGGGAAATCTGCCGATTGCTTGACGAAACAAGAGCGCAAAACTTTATCCTTGAAAACGTGCCTGGTTTACTTTCCTCAAATGGGGGAAAAGATATGGCCGTTGTGGTTGAAGCGTTGGTCGAGCGCGGGTATCGCATCGCGTGGCGGGTACTTGATGCTCAACACTTCGGAGTACCCCAACGAAGGCGTAGAGTGTTCATTGTCGGATGTCTTGGAAACTCAGGGCGATCACCTGAAGAAATACTCGCTATCGGCCAGAGCCGCGCAAGGTATCTTGAGGCGAGCAAACCGCAGAGAAAAGACACTGCCACCGCAACTGGAGCAAGCACTGCAGCATACGGCCAATCAGGATTCGCAAAATACACCCAAGGTGCCTGAAGATAATGTTGTTCTTCACGAAAGCTAAACGGGCGCAAAATGTTAATGATTATGAGTCTTGGAAGCGGGGGGGG